GTGAGGGGTCCCGAAAGTACAGGGTCTCATTTTAAGAACTTCTCGAAGTATGAGCAAGAAAAAATACTTTTTAATTTACTCCAAATAGATGACAGATTTACTTATGAAAATATTCTAGCAAACAGTAAAATAAGGAAAATGATCAATGTCTATAACGTCAGTACTTTTTACGATAACTTTGCTACTCCTGAAAACATGGTACAAGGATCGCTATTTTAAAAACTAAAACATACTGCGACCTATGTGACAGTAAACGTGATTGTCAAAAATCCAAAGACAACCTGTGGGTCTGCGTTGTATGTAAGAGATTATACTACCTTATTAAGTAACCCTTAATTAACCCTTAGATAACTCTTGTTTTTAGGGGTTGTGATCGTTAATTTCATGTGTGAATAATAACCAAATAAAGGAACCAAACATGAAACAAGCGTTTAAAGAAGGTCAATTCGTAGAGCTGAATTGGGAATTTGATAATATAGTTGTAAAAATTACAGAAATTGACGCAAACGAAAGAGGGTTAATGGCTGTTTACGAAATAGATGGTGAAGGTAGTTTTTATGCTTATTTCGATCAAATAAGAAAAGTAGTCAAGGGAGTTAAATAATGAAACATAAATACCCTTATCAGATATTGCTTGAAAATGCACCTAACGCACATGAATTAAATTATCAAATGGAAATTGATAATGAATCAAACGAAAAGGATTGGTGGGAAAAACTATCACCAGAAGAAGCGATCCGAGAAGTTGAAGAAATTCGAGATAGATACACACCTGGAAGCGGATGGGTACACGAAGATGAAATCAAAAATGGTAGTGAGACTGCTATAGCTGAAAGGAATGACCTGAGAAAAGTAGTTGCTCACATGAAAAGAAAATATAAAAAACATTATGGGGGTAAGTAATATGAAACAATATAAAGTAGTTGTTAGAATCCCGAGTTATGTCGAAAAGACTATTTATGTAGATGATGCGACCAGCGCAACAGATGCACGAAGGAGAGTAAAAAACAGTCTCTTTGGGAATGATTGGGGTTATGATATGAGTGGTGATACAGAATTAGGGCAATTTTGGAACAAAGCAAAAATCATGTCAGTTAAAGGGGGAGAAATGAAATAACATAACAACAACTAAACAAATCAACAAAAAGCTTTAGGTAATTCTGGGGCTTTTTTCATTTTTAATATTATATAAAATGTTTTTAAATTATAAAGTATAAATTTATAGGAGTTACTATGCCTAAAGGTAAAGGAACATACGGATCTAAAAAAGGCAGACCCAAAAATAAGAAGGCACGGAAACGGAAAATTGTCAAAAGAAAGTAAAGGGATAGCTATAACGACCGAACTGGTTGGAATAAAGAATTTAAAGTCTACTGGAAACTATAGGCTTGAATTTGACGTTTATGAAATTGACACCGATAAGGTAAAGGAACTGATTAATAAACTAAATAGACCTTTTATGATGGGGCTTGTTGAATATGATGGATAAACAAACAGAGAACAAACATAAGCAACATAAGGAAACAGGTGGCTTTGCAAAAGGGAATACTCTTGGCAATAGGTGGAAGCAAGGCGAATCTGGTAATCCAGACGGAAGGCGCAACGCATATACCGATTTAATAAAAGACTTTAGTTTCAGCAAGGTGGGTGAAAAAGAAAGAAGGGTGATAGTTATAAGTAAATTGTTTCAACTGGCTGAGAGAGGCGACCTAAGAGCCATACAATTCATTGTAGAGCGATTAGAGGGAAAAGCATTAGAGAGACAAGAAAGAACTACCAAATCAGAACCCATACAAGTAATGATTATTGATGATTGAATGGACAGTAAATAAAACAAGAAGGGACATACTCAAGGATCCGTCCAGGTTTAAAGTAATAGTTGCTGGACGTAGGTGGGGAAAAACCATATTGAGTTTAATGTATCTATTGAAAGATGCCTTTCAACCCAATGAGAGAAGATGGTTCATTACACCGACTTACCGACAAGGCAAGATGATTGTCTTTCCTGTATTGAGGCAGATGTTTAGTTCCTTTAAAGATGCTAAACTAAATGAATCAGAGATGAGTGTAACGTTCGGGAATGGTGCTGAATTAGCAGTTAAGGGCGCAGACAATGAAAACAACCTAAGAGGCGTTGAATTAACTAAATGCGTAATGGATGAGATGGCTTACATTAAGCCCCACGTATGGGAAGAAATCATTATGCCTATGTTAGCAACTACTCAGGGAGAAGCGTTGTTCATTGGCACTCCCTCAGGGTTTGACATTATGTACGACCTGTACCAAAGGGGTCAAGCTGAAGATGATTGGATGAGTTGGCAATATACTACTTTGGAAGGTGGTTGGGTTCCTAAGGAAGAGATAGAAAGAGCCAAAAGAACAATGGACTTGTCTATCTTTAAACAAGAATTTGAAGGATCGTTTGAAACCACGGGGAATCGTGCAGCATATAATTTTGACAGAGATACTCATTGCACTAAGGCAAAGGAATTATCTAACAGCCTTTGGTGGGGAGTAGATTTCAATGTAGATTTTATGACCGCCACTCTTGCCTGTGAATACACTGATGGCACTATACATTTCTTTGATGAGATAAGGATGAAGAATAGCAACACAGAAGAATTAGCTAATGAGATGAAAAAAATTGCACCTAACATTGAATGCTATCCCGACCCTGCTGGTAAGGCAAGATCAACCACGTCAAGAAGGAGTGATCACCAAATCTTAAGGGATCACGGATTTCTAATAATAGCAAAGAAAGCACACCCAAGCCACATAGATAGATTGAACGCTTTAAATCGTAAGCTGAAAGATGCTGAAGGGAATATAGGGATGACCGTGGATCCTTCTTGTATCTATCTAATTAAAGACTTAGAACAATGTCAAAAGGATAGGCGGGGTGGGTTGGCGAAAGATAATGCCGAGCTTACTCATGCACTTGATGCTTGTAGTTACGCCATTAGTCACAAATTTCCTATCAGGCGAATGATAGGGTCAGCCTTGAAGTGGTAATCAATGCCAAACAGTAAAGCCAAGGATCGTAAAAGAAAGAAAAGGATTTTGAATAAGTCATTACAAAATCATGGGAGAACCTCAACTCAATACAAAAAAAGGAAAAATAAAAATGTATAATTTCGGCAGGTCAGTAAATAGAGTGGTGATCCCAGAACTTTCAGAAGCGATAGTATTGGAAAGTGTAAAGAAAGCCTATAACAATTATCTAAATGAACAGAACTCTAACTTGATGGAGAGCTTGGATTTCTATTATAATCAGAATCTTGATAGCCATATAGAACCGTGGTTTGCTTCGGATAGTTTAAGCCAGGTGCCACCATTCATGCAGTCTTGTGTACCGAGATTTGCAAGGGCAAGGATGATGTTATATAAGACACCACCACAAAGACTTATTGGTGGAGAAGTTAGTGAAGAATACAACGATGTTGCCTATAAGATAAACAGCAAGACCAGGGAGTTCGCTGAGTTGGGTTGGTTATTGGGTTGTTGTTGGATGAAAACAAGATTCAACGAAAGAAAGCAACGAATTGAATATGAAGTGTTGCCCAATGTCAGGGAGTTCTATTTCATGGGGGACTCAGAGCCGTATGGTTATGCTTATGAAATAGAATCTGTTGATAGCAGCAAAAGATATGTATTTTGGAGTGAGGACAGAGATGGTATCCCTGGGATGCACTTTGAATTTAATCAAAAAGGCAAAAGATTCCCTGTATATGGGAATGAAGATATGACCAATCCTTATGGAATCAATCCTATCAGCAAAATTGAATACACTTCTAATGCCTATGATGTTGTCAGGGCTGGGCTTCATATAGGCTTGGCTATGACTGAAATTGCTCTGTCTGTTAGGTTTAGATTGGGGCAGCCTGTATTCACTGGGATAGAGGAAGGCCAAGTTAAATTAAAAAGTGGAATTGACCATGCCTTAATTCTTCCTGAAGGAGCATCATTCTCCTATGTTACCCCAGGTGGTACATTAACTGAATTAATTGAAGCGGTTAAATCTATGGCAAATCAAACTGCTGAGAACAATCAACTAAGAATTAGGTGGGGTGAGTCAGGTGGTAATACTCCAAGCGGTGAAGCATTAAGAATCTTAGAAATTGAGAACCTGGAATCAAGAGAAACAGATGAGTCTTTATTTAGAGAATGGGAACACAGTAGGTATTTAATTGACAGGACAATCCTTGAGCAGCATGGGGTATTAAGCCTGTCTGAAGATTACGCTGTTGATTTTGGTGAAGTATCTTATCCTATGTCTCCCCAGGAAGAACGGGCTTGGCTTGATTGGAAACTTGATAAGGGTATAATGACCCAAAAAGAATTGCATTTATATTTCAACCCCGACATGACCGATGAAGAATTAGATAGAAAAATGTCAGAAGTGAATGACGAGGTTCGGAAAACCGCTGAAGCTATTAAGCCAGTGTCCCCATTCCAGAGAATCTTAAATGCCTAATGTTCAACCAGCCGTAGACACTTTTATGGCAGAGATAACATTAATAGAAGAATCCTTTGAGAAAGACCTGAAGGTGCTTGCTGGCAACCTTAAAAAGATGTCAGACACAGAGCTGATCCAGGCAAATTCGCAATTAAATTTCCTACAAGAATTATCAGACAGGGGCTATGGATCCGCATTAGATAAGTTTGATGGAGAGTACACAAGGATGTTAGCTGCTGCAGTAAAGGAAGCAAGGAAGCGGGGAATAGATCCGTTGGCTGGGGCAAGTGTTGAAGGGTTGCAGGTATTAAGGGAACTTGATTATGAACGCCTATTGGGAAAGGCGAGTTCTTACGCATTGGATTTACAGGCTCAATTATTCAGGGGTGTTTATGGCGGTTCTTCTATCTCTCAAATTACGAGCAAACTTAGTGAGACAAAATTGGCGAGTCACCAGTTGAATGTTATGGCATACGATGGTCTGAAGATATTCGATGATATGAGTAGATATACTGTATTCAAAGGAGAAGATGTTGAGTGGACTTATATGGGGCCACAGGATGAATTTACAAGAGACGAATGCAGATCAACCTATGCTAACGAACCCAAAGACGGCTATACAGAATCAGAGGCAAGTTCTTCAGATACCCCGTTTGGAGTTAGGGGTGGTTTTAACTGCCGACATTCCTGGGAGATAAAATGAAAAACTTTAAGCCCGACAAATTAGTTCAACAACGCCGCTCTGCTTGGTTAAAGTTAGGCGGCAAACTTGCTACAGCTATTAAAGAAGATGCACAAAAGGGAATAAGCCAAGACCCAGACGGGAAGCGTTTTCCTCCTTATTCAAAAAGAAACGCCAATGTAGGATGGCGAACAATTAAAACAAAAAAAGGCGTTAAGAGGATTTTTATTGATAGTTATTACAATTTAAAAAAAGCAGGAAAGGCAACGCCCAAAGGTGTTCGCTCAGATAGACAAGTATCACCGTCCAACCTAAGACTGACAGGCAATATGCTTGGTTCAATATCCCCCAGGAAGCCCACTAAAGATTCAGTTGAAATAATTTACAGAGAAGGCTTGAAAGTCTTGGGTAATGCCAACCCCCCTGCCAGACTTAAGAAAGGGAAAAGAAATATTTATGGACTTAATAACAAGAACTGGGAGTTTGCAAGAGATTTTATAGACGATGAGATTGATCAAAAGATATTAAAATTTAATCGTAAAAAGGTTTTTTTTGATATTAAAGTGTAAAACATAAAATCTTATTTTTTAAAAATGTATAGAATGAATTAAATTTAACCTAATAAAACGAGGACAGAATGTCTGAAGAAACAAATACACAGAGCGTGGAACCACAATCA